GCAGCAGGATGCCCCTTTAGGGGGTTCGATGAGTGCCCCGAGCACTCGAAGAAAGGCGGGTGCGCTCTCTGGATGAGCTACAGCGGTGGGAAGGACAGCATGCAGGCGAGCTTCGAGGGCTGCGCGCTGACGCTCACGCCGATGCTCCTTCTTGAGCAGGCCAATGTCACGGGGCTTTTGGCTGGCGAGATGTCAAAGGTCGGCGCTGAAGTCTCGGCCGCCCGCTGTGAGAACATCGCGGAAGGCAAGGCCCTTCGGCAGCAGTTCGTCTCTCTGGCCAACGGAGAGAGAACTCTCGTCGAAGCCGACCACTCGCATACGATGCAGGCGCCGAGGGCCCTGCAGGGAGATAAGTAATGGACGACATAACAGACGTCACGGTTGTCCCTGTAGACAACGTCATCCTGGTGAACAATGTACCCCTTCAGTTCGACTACAAGCCCATCGAAGGGCATGAGCAGGTGCACGCCATACAGTGGCATAGCGGAAAGGGGGTCCTCGAGTTCGCCGACTACAGCGGCCGGGATGCAGACTACGAGACAGACGTCGCTCCCTACGTTGCCCTCTGGGAGTCCGAGAAGGCTAGACTGGATGCAGAGGCTGCCGCGAAGGAAGCCGAGTACAATAAACTGGAAAATGTGGTGGCCCGCAAGCTCGATGAACTCAACGTGAAGCTTGAGGAGACCAAGGCTTCCAGCGCCGCCCACATCACCTCATCGACCGGCTATGTCGTCAACGCGAATTCTACGGCAAAGACGAATGTGGACGGGCTCATCACGGCCATGGAGGCGCAGGGGCTGAGCACGGTTAAATTCATGACATTCGATAACACGCTGGCCGAACTCACGCTCGAGCAGCTGAAGACTCTCCAACTTGAGTTGATCAGCTATGGAAATAATTTGTACGCCAAGAAGTGGAGCCTCAGGGCTCAAATCGAGGCTTGCACCACTAAAGAGGAGGTAGATGCCATTGTCATCGACTACTCTGATGTTACGGCATAATTGTCATCAGCTGGCTATCGCTATCGATCAACTCGGAAATGTGCTTGTCTCCTGCGCCTTCGGCGAGAAAGCTTGGGCGGACGAGACTCTGAGCGCCCATGCCTGGCGCTGGCACCTCAACGGAGTAAGAAACTGGCCGTACCGTCTTATCGACGCTCTGCTCTTCTGGCAGAAAAATCATTGCGAAGCCTCCTACCAGTCAGAGCTTGATCGTTTGCAGCTACCAGAACGGGAGAGACTTTGACAAGCGAATAGGGGAAAAGTTCGCATGGAACGCGCTGTTTCTGGGCGGAACGGCGGAGGTTCGGCTACTGTGGAGGGGCAGGTAGTGGCGGGGGCGCATGACGCCCCCACCGGCGCGGCGTACTACCGCCGCACCACGGCCCCACGGATGGATTACGGCCATCCGCAGAGAATCCGCCTGCTTTGTGTCTCATGGTGAGACCGACACAGGGTATGCGGAGAATCGCTGGGGCGCAACCCCTTTGCAGCACAATGAAGAAGGAAATTTTTGACAATGTGACTCTGTTCAACGGCGATTCCCTGACCATCCTTTCCGGAATGGCCGCCGGCAGCGTGGACGCCATCCTGACTGATCCTCCGTATTCCAGCGGCGGCATGAACATGTCAGCCCGGCAGGCCGATCCGGCAAGCAAATACCAGTCAAGCGGTTGCAAGAAGCACTACCCGCCCATGCTGGGCGATGCCAAGGATCAGCGCAGCTGGACCATGTGGTGTACGCTCTGGCTGGTGCAGTGCTGGCGCGTGGCGCGTACCGGAGCGCCCCTGATGGTGTTCACGGACTGGCGCCAGCTGCCCGCCCTGACAGACGCCGTGCAGGGCGCGGGCTGGAAATGGTTGGGCATCGTGCCTTGGGACAAGCGGAGCGCCCGACCGCAAATCGGCAAGTTCCGCCAGCAGTGCGAGTACGTCCTCTACGCCTGCAAGGGCAGCCTGACCCTCGCAACGCACTCCTGTCTGCCGGGCCTGTATTCCTACCCCGTCATCGCCAAGCAGAAGGTGCATCTGACAAGCAAGCCCGTTGCCCTAATCCATGACCTGCTGGCCATCACCGGCCCAGAAGGCGTTGTGCTTGATCCGTTCATGGGCGGCGGATCGGTGGGCGTGGCCTGCCGCGAATCTGGCAGGGGATATGTGGGCATAGAACTGTCCGAGGAATACTACACCATCAGCCGTGACCGCATCTTCCAGACCGAGAAAAAAGCATAGGTAAAAGTCGGGCGAGAAATGCCCATAAAGCAAGGAACGTGCCAAGTCCAGAAATTGACCTTGGCACGTTCTCAAGTAGCGTGATTAAAATTCTCAACTAACGCGACAGCTCACAACCAACAAGGCCGGCCAGAAGACGAGAGTGCCCGTGCACTGGTAATCCCGCCGGGAAGGGGTGACTTTTTTGTTTCTGGACTTATTCTGAAAGTTAGCGCATGCCTTCCCAGAACAATCCAACGTTCACCTTCGAGGTGCAGAATATGAAAAAACTGGCTGCTGCTTTTCTTCTTGGCTGCGGAATCCTCATGGCCGGCAGTGCCTCCGCAGAGGAAAGGGAATTCGGGCCCGACTTCGGCCGCTTCATTATCGACGTGCCGGACGGCTGGAACGCGCGCGTGATCGAAAACGGCGTGCAGGTCGTTTCAAAGGACAATCAGTCCAGCGTCATGGTAGCCATCTTCCGCGTGAAGATGCCTGCCGATCAGGTGGCCAGGGGCACGGCAAAGGCCATGGGCGATGCCGAGGTTCAGAGACAGGATGCCAATCATTATATCCTGAAAGCGAAAGACGGCGTGGAAACCCTCCTGTCTTTCAAGGGTGACAAATGCCACAGCGTGACCATCATCGGCGATGTGGAGAAGGTTACCTCCATCGTCAGAAGCCTCAGGGACAAGTAA